TATTATGCCGTGAAGGACAACCCCAGAGCTTTCCTTGATACTTCCAAAAGGATTGCTCAGGTCTTGGATAAGATAGTTGTCGTAGTGATATTCCCTGTCCTTATAGTAGAATGTTATAGGGCATATACTCATGTTATCATATGTTCCCCCTACACCTGTGAGACTGCTATCAGTCTGTGTTATCTCCCCATGCTTTATCTTGGGAAGAGTGCCCTTGTCAATGATACTCCTGTTGCTTCCTGTGTCAAGGAGGAAGTTGAACCTGTTGTTTCCTTGGAAGAAGGTGACAACAGGCAAACCTACAAGGTTCATTGATTCCATGAAGGACATAGTGTCTTTTGGTTCCCCGAATATTTTACTTATGATTTTCTTGAACATTGAATTGATTGTTTTAGGCTCAATAGGCTTATTATGCATATCAGGCTATAAAGAACCATGATAGACTGCATAGACTTGTATAGACATGATAGACATAATAAGCCATTAAGCAAGTAAGTGATTAATAAGAATATTTACTGAATAATAAAAGGCGTTTACTGATTGCCAGTGGTACCAAAGCCTCCTCTATTATCATTTGAGAGGGTATCAACTTCCACCAACTTCACCTTGCTTGAAAGTAACCATTTTAGTTTTTGCCAAACAGTGGCCCTTTGTGAGAGCTGTATCCTGAATTGGCATATCCTCTCATTGGCTGTAATGACAATATCCCTTGTAGCCAATGCAGGGAACTGCCATTCATCATCATTCCCACAATAAGCATTGTCTATGACCCCTTGGCTATTGACTTGGATAAGGCCATATTTCTTGAAAGTACTGCTTCTTGGGAGCACAATGGCCTCAAATCCCCTTGGCAGTTTCATGGCAATGCCCAGGGGAATGAGTTGATAATCAAAGGTAACATTTCTTGTTCTTTCTGTTTCCCCATCATTCTTCTTCCTCTTGAGCATGGAGGCGTATGGAGCCTTGAAGGTAACTGGATGTGAAGCCCTTAGGTCTATCCAGTCACCCTTGTCAATGATTTCTGGCAAGGTAATGCCCTTGTTGATTCTTAAAACCTTGATTTTCATGTCTTGTTTTCTTGCAATTTTTTAGTGATGTCAATTTTTCTGATGTTTCCATTTCCTTGATGGTCAAGTAGGTATAAACGTTGATTAGTAGTAGGACTATCCAATCCCCCTAACTTCCTGTCATAATGTCCAACCTTGACATAATCAAGGTATTGGAGGATTCCCTGCTTATCCCTTGGTATCTTGTCAAGTCCACAATACCATGCTGTCTTGATTCTCTCAAAGCAATGCATGAATAACCCAGTGAGACTGTCAATGTCATGTTCCCCACCCAAGAGTAGGAGGCAAGATACGCCATTATGCTCATCCAATAGATTATCAATCTTTTCTATTGTAAGAGGTGTTCCCTCATCCTTCCAAAGTTCCTGACTATGACAGCCAGGACAATGGATAGTGCATCCTGTAAGAGAGATACCCAATGTTATCTCATCGGGTATCTCACTGAACAGTTCCTTAACATAAAGATATTTCAACATAAACTAATCGCATGCTTTTTCCTTACTGATGAATGTCCTGTGTTTTCCTTCTTCTTGTCTTTCCTTTGACCATGTTTTCATGGGTCTTAAATCTTAGCTACCTGAACTTTCATTCTATTTACAAAATATTTTTGAATACTTATTTTAGACTTTTGTGAAAGGGATTTTATTAGGCCAATCATTTCTTTACTATTATTTATTCCTATTGTTTTGTAGAAATGTTGCTCATACAAATATCTCATATAAGCGGCTTCAGCTTTTGTCTTAAAACTCTTACTATAAAAGTGCTTGTTGGCTATGGATATTTCCGCTCTGTATAAGTTATCCCTTTGCAAATAATAAACGCCCTTTATTCCTTGAACATTATCAATTCTTAAATGGGTATTAGCTAACTGCTGTGTTCTGAAAGATTCCCTTAAATTAGCTTTTCTATTATCTGTTGAATCTCTATTAATGTGGTCTATTTCAGTATTAGGATTACCCATGATTAACCTATGAAAGTAAATAGTATGTCCCGTTACTAAATATGGAGATTTGCATTTTCCCTTAAAGGCTGTTCTCCATTTGTGGTTTACCAAGTACTTCATATCCTCTAAATCAAACTTAAAAGTATTCTGTACTTCACCTGTATTAGTATAGGTATCTATCTCTCCATAGTCTTTATATGTTCTGATTTCATTGTCATCCCACACAGTTCTAGGATTATTATCCAATACCTTACCAAATTTGTAGTATTGTTCATAGTGTTTTCTACACATTCCAAGTTTTAACTTGGAAACTTCCCTGCCACATACTTTACAAATCTTTATTGCTTTCATATTCAAATTATTTTAGGAATTGACTATACCACCATCCTTCTAAGGATGCTCCTTGGTAGTCGATGAGACCTTCTACTTATATAAAGTAGCTGTGTCTGCTGATTATCCATTGTTACATACTTATCATTTTTACACATTGGTAGATAAGTCTTTAGGAACTCCCAGCATATTCGGAGTTTGCAATTAGGCATTACTGTCTAATGGGGCATTTATGTTTACCCTATTATCCTTGTCCACTGGGTGACTTTCTTGCTACCACATTTAGGACATACATCAAAAGGATGCTTGGCTATGAAGCCACAATCATCACATTGAGTCTGAGGGACATTGAAAGTGATGTAATTATTGCCAGTCCTTACGGCATATTCAAGAAGTTTTATATACTGTTGTTTACTCAGGTTCTCTTCCAGGTTGAGGTGACTTGCCTGTCCACCACTTATGGACTTTGCAATGGAGCCTCCCTGCATGGCTATCTTGTCAAGGATGGAAGTATCGTCATGGGCATCATAGATGTAACTATTATACAGGTTCTCATCATCAGGAACCCAGTAATTATCCTTTTTATCCCAGTTATAATTCTTTACACCAAGACTTTCAGCAGGTACAAGCTCCAAGTTGTACTTGAACTTCTTTTCAGAGTGCTTCTTGTTATACTCATTGATAGTACTCAGGAGGAAAGTGACAAAAGAGATATAATCATCATTGTTGCTAACCTTCATTCCGAGGAATCTCGCTGCCTCATTAATACCATTCACACCAATAGTACAATAGAGCTTGTCAAGGTTGATGTAACCAGCCTTTGTTTGTGGTAGCATGCCTTGCTTGTCAAGGCGATAAAGCCCTGTCTTATAAGCCTTCTGGTAATCATATACCCTGTTGAGGATTTTCTCAATATAATCCTTAAGAGTAGACTTGATAGACTCAATAGACTGAATAGACTGGATAGACTTGACAGGCTTAATAGGCACTGAGTATTCCTTGGAATACCAATCTTGGATAATCCTACTTAGATTAAGTGTCATGACATTGCAACTGCCTGTCTGCACCCCAGTAAGGCCAGTGGTAGAAGAGAACGTATTGTCAGTAACTTCATTGCGAAGCCTACAACAAGAGGATATGCTGTCGGCATTCTCTGAGAGATACACAAAGAAACTGTCTCCCTCAGCCCATTGGGTAGTGATGAAATCCTTGTATTCCTTGTCAAGGACATCCTTGCCATCAGTAAGAAGGCATACTGTCATAACAGGAAAGGTAAGCAGAGTCTTTGTCCTTTCCTTGTTAAGCCATTTCATGTACCTCTTTTGCAGCCAATTGACAGCCTCCCAATGAGGATGAGTGCCGTCAGGGAAAGTGAAATCACTGAACATGGTATGCCAATAATACTTGTCAAAGACATTAAAGTTGGTGAAAGGAGACTGGTTTCCCCTATTGCCAGCAGGTTGGTTGATGTAATGGGTAATGGATTGGAAATACTGGTCAATGGTAGAGCCAATTGTCATTTGATGAAGACAGTGCTCATTGGTAATGACAGTATCAGCCTTCTCATAGTATCTCTCTCCCCATTCCTTCTCACAGAAATAAGAGAAAAAGTTGAAGAACTCACCATAGGCACCAGCACCTTTCTTCTGTGCTGAAAGCAAGAACACAAGATTCTGAAACTGCCCCACAAAGGAACTGAGATGCTTGGGAGCCTTGTTTCTTGTGCCATCAATGTTGTCAGTGCCATCAATGAGAAGAGGATAAAGGGTGTATGCACTGCAATAAGGCTTCAATCCTCCTGTTTCATCATGTTGGTAAATGACATGATGCTCAAGGTCATGGATGTAATTATCCTTGTAAGGAGACTTAATCTCAGCCAGAAGCTCCTTCATCTGTGCCCTTTGGATAAGCCTGTTGGTATCCTTGAACAATTCCCCATCAAGGGAAGCCACTGACTTCTGGTTACTATTGGCATTGTCATCAGTATTGCTGAGATTAGTGGCAGACTCATTGGAGTCAGTGTATTTCTGGATATACTTAAGTTTCTGTGCCACCAGCCTTGCTTGCTTATGCTTATCCCTATAAAGGATAAAAGCCTTGGCAACCTTATGGTCAAGCCTCATGAGTATGTCCTCAACGAGATTTTGAATATCCTCAATATTGTTTACCTTTGAGAAATCAACCTTGAATAACTCATTGAGAACCTCGTTATAGCCATGTTCCCCTACATTATAATTATACCCATAACAAGCGGTGTAAGCCTTTTGAATGGCACTTACAATCTTTTTTCTGTTAAATTCCTGTTTTGAACCATCTCTTTTTGTAATCAACATATATCATAAAAAAATTAAACATTGAAATCATTTCTTCACCCCAAGGCAAGTAATCATGTTAATACCATTAAGGTTAATATCCTTTGGGACAGCAGGTTTAAGGTCAAGGTAATCCCTGAGTTCCTTGCCAATCTCAAGAGGGTCCCTATACTCCTTGCCATTAGTGCCAATAAGAGTTCCTCCCACCTTAGTGAAAGGAAACTCCCACACAAGAGGCTTAAGTGAATCCTTGTTGACAACGATGAACCTGTAATTCTCAAGTTTGAAATCCTTGAAATAATCATCAGCCATGAGGTTTGCCTTTATAATCATCCAGTAAAGCCTGGCTTGAATCATATAGTCCCATTGGCAAAAGCTTTCCTGGAAGTCCCATTCCTTATGTGAGGAAGTCTTAAGGTCAACTGGTATGATGGCCTTTTTCTCATAATCTACATATAAGAGGTCTGCCATACACCTATAAGTGACACCTTTCAACTTAGCCTTGAACTTGAGCTGATAATATCTCCTTATTGGTGACATTGGGTCATCATCAGCAAAATAAGCATGAGTAGCAGGAGAGTTCTTAAGGGCATTCACCATTTGTTGCACAATGTAATAAGTTTTCATGTCTATGACCTGTTTTCCTTGCGCATTGGTCTTCACAGAGTAATAAATGGCACACCTTTCCTTCAATACCCTCACCCTTGTATCTCCTCTCCAATTCTTCTGGAAGGACAATTCATTGGCAATGGCAAGAATATCCTCATCAGGAATCTCAGGAAGGGAAGAGTATTGTTCATGATGCCTATCATACAAGGCATCAGCCACTTGCTTTTCCTTGTCACCAATGGAAGGGATGTCAGCTACATAAAAGAGACTGTCAAACTCCTCCTGTGAGCCAGTGATGAGAGTGTCAACACAGCTTCCAAGAGTAAGGGAAGGCGTGCTGATATGCTCAAACAACTTGTCAAGGTTGTTGAACCCTTCCCTGTCATACCTTGCCAATGTACTGTAAGACAGGGCAAGGTCAGCCCTATATGTTTTCTCTGGCACTTGCCATGAAATATCTGGTAATTGCTTGTTGATTTGAACCATTTGAATTGATTTTTTATAGATTATATAGACTTAATAGACTATATAGACATGATAGGCCATTATAGACCTAATAGAATAGATGTCATAGATTATATTTTACCGTTACTCAGTATCTTCTATTCTCTTGAGCTTCCAATGGTGCTTACCACAAGTCTTGGCCTGGTCTATGAAACAGTTGATTATCCCATGATAAGGTATCCCCTCAAGGGAAAGTTTCCTGACAGCCTCCTTTACGGAAGAATACACTGAAGAATCACCTTCCTTATCAGTGACCTCCACACAATACCCAAGGTCATATAAAAAATTGTCAAGAGCCTTGAGCAAGTCTTTCTTGCAATTAAACAGCATGAAGAACTTGGTATCAGGCTCTTTCTCCATGAGATACTTATACAGGTACTTCTTCTTGTTTTTCCATTCAGGAGTCTCAAATCCCTTGCATTCCAGCATGACAGTGCCATGGGAAATGGGAATCTCAAAGTCGGGAGTATATGTAATGGCCCTTACCTTGTTTTCCTCATAAGGACATTTGAACCCCTCAAGGAGAGTGATTTTCCTGCTTTCGTACTTAAATGGAATATGTAGTAAGGTAAGAACCCTTGCAGTGTTGGCCTCCAAGGTACTGCGATAGCTTATGCCATCATACTCAAGAGGATGAACATTCTGTATGCGTTCAGTCATTGCTCAACAAGTAATCAATTTTTTGGCTTAATGCCTTAATATTCCTGTAAATGACATCAAGTTTCATGCTGATTTCATGCAAGTCTTTCCTGCAAGGGCACTCCTTGCCAGTAGTCTTGGGCTTAATGTGCTCATTGGGCTTATCATGCTGGTGAACCTTCTCCTCAGAAGACTCATGACTGCCAAGGAGGAGACCAAGAAGATTGTCAAGGTCATCAAGGCTCACTTCCAACACATCTACCATTGGTGTCTCGTTCTCAAATAAACTTTCCTTTTTCATTTTTTTATGTTTTAAATTGGTTAAACCATTCAATCCCATAGCCATTTTGACTAATGAGAATATCATTTATTTCTTTCCATATATTAGGCATTATAGTGTGTGTCCTGGCATAATAAGCTGGATGACGGCACTTGATTATAAAGTTGAAATCCTGCCTTATATACTGCTCAAATGATTGGGCAGCAGAGCCTAAAAGGACATATACCAAGCCAGTCTTGAAGGAAGAGAGATTCTCAAGCAGAGACCTTGTGAAAGGTCTCCACATGAGACTATGAGAACCAGTGATTCCCCTGGAACATGAAAGAGCTGAATTGAGCATTAGCACCCCTTGTTTCTCCCACTTCTCCAAACTTGGGTCAAAGTTAATGCCTTTATCCCAAGAAAGGTAATGACTAATGGAATCTTTTATTACCCTCAATGATGGAGAATATCTTTCCTCAATGGTTTCCTTATGATTGGCAAAGGCCAATCCAGTGGCCACAGGCTTGCCATTGACAAGGTTAGGGTAGGGGTCATAGCCGAGGAATACCACCCTAAGGTCATTGAATGGACAATGCCTGAAACAGGAGAATACGTCCTTAAGGTTTGGGCATATACGCTTGCCTTTAAGGAAATTCTTTATCCTGTTGGCTTCTTGAAGGTCAACTGCCCTGCACCAATCACCAAAGTACTCTTGTATGGTCATGCCTATATCACTATGGGGAGCTTTATGTGGGATAAGGGGTCTTCTTCATAAAAGTCACACTTATAAATAGGTTCATCTGGTATGGAAAGGTAGCCAAGGCTTGCATAGTTATTGATTACCTTGATGCTTGGCCTACTGCTTCTTTCGGCTATTAATGGCATGAATGTCTTTAAGTCATCCAGGGTATTTACAATATAAACACTATTGTAATAAAAAATCCTTATGTGAGGTTTTCTGCTTACGCTTTTGGCAAGACTTTCCGCAATGAAATAACGTGAGACATACCATTTATCCCCAGAAGACGCATTGAAATACATTACAACCCCATTACCAATTATATTGGAAGGATGAATATTACTAATGACATCATCAATAGTCACCGCACTGACCTTTTCAGTGATGTTGAATCCCTGGATGTAATTGAGCGTCAAATCCTTTGACAGAACCAGTTTCTCATCCATCAACAGATATACTTTTTCACTCTTGTTTTGCATAATCAAATGTTTTGAAACCTAAGAATCATTTGTGAGGCATCATACTCAGTCATGAAGGGCACATACCTCAGAAGAGGGTCATCAGGCTGCTTAGTCATGTTGAAACAGTGGTTGACATAAAGGTTGGTGACATATCCAGCGCACATTTGAGCTGCAAAGGCAGTCTGCTTATAGGAACAAACAGTGCTGTCAGCCTCCTCATCAGAGAACAACCACTTATCCTCAAACTCCTTCATTGCCTTTTCATTGTTTCCCTCAATGCAGAATATCTGCCATGTCTCAGCTGAAAGCCTGGAATCTATCAACAGGTAGCTCTTCTTGAAGTCATCCCCTGCCATGTCAACCTTGGATTTCCATTTAGAGTACATCAGTGCCCTTGTAGCCATGTTGTCAAGGCCAGAGATATAGATGGAAGGAGAGACAAGGTTACTTTCAGTGTCAACACCATAGGCTACCATGCCTGCGGTAACATGGAGCATGGGGTTGAAGTTAAGGCATTGGGACTTGACAACCTCTGCCTTATACCTTCCAACGTCATATATTCCGAAGTTTTGCCCAGCGAGGTTTATTGGCTCAATCCTATCAGGGTCAAGCAGGATTAATTTCTTATCCCCAAGAACCCTGCATAATGACACGGCTATATTACTGCCAAGTCCTCCTGCACCCACAAGGAGCACAGGTTGTTGGGCAGCACTGAACCACTCAGCACTCCTGAACCTGGCATTGGAGAGAGTGACAGGAGGCTTGTCAAGAACCAGACCATTATCATCAACCTTGAACCAAGGGTTATAAGTGACCCTGACCTTCTTGCACTCATCCTCAAAGGGCTTAAGCTCAGGTATGCTTATTTCAGACTTTCCCCTACAACAGATGTCCATGAGATAGGCATCAATGTCACTGACAACCCTCTTGTCCCTTTTGGTGATGTTGACCTTAATGCCGTACACCTTGAACATCTTTAACAGTTGCCTGACTATCCCTATGGGAAGGAAGAAAGAATTGCCATCCACCTTTAGACAAAACACATAAGACAAGATGACACTTTGGGTAAGCTCCACGGGAGAACCATCAGCACTCATGTCGTTGAGTGAAAAGTATCTAAGGATAAAACTTAAGGAGTCCCTTACCTGAATTTCATTTGGAACAAATGACTTAGGAAAATCATACCTTGTATTGAGATACCTATACAAGGCAAGAATGGGAGCATCGTTGATGTCATGGCCTGAATCCTTGAAAAGGCGCGTGAGTAAAACATCAACATTGGCATTTTTCAAGAGATTTGCAATAGTGGCATTCACATTGGAATCCACCCTACTTATCATAGCACTCATATTCTAAATAGTCATTAAGTGCCCCTATTAATTCCTCCTTGACATATGCGTCAAGTTTAGAATTAAGGGCAAGTTTTTCAATTACCTTTGACAACATGGAAGCATTCATGCCAAAGGCATCATACCATAAGGATATAAATGACTCAAGGTCCATCTCTATCTTGTCAAACATCATTTCCACTGGATAAGGATATTCCCTATTTCCAATGACATGGGAAGTGGAGCATAACCCTGGGTTGAGCGAAAGATACAACAAGCCATTGAGCATGGCATCAACTTGATAATATTGCCGCTCTTGGTCTTCAAGATACTTCCTTCCGAAGAATCCATCATCCAAAGGATTAATATCTTTCCCTATAACGACATCCTTGACAGACAGTCTCTTGGCCTTGATTTCCTTGTCCTTCCTGAGGCATTCCTTCTTGAACTCCTCATCAATGTCCACATTTTCTGGCCTATGAATGTCACAGTCATATATGTTGACATTGAAATAATCTGATATGACCTCATCATGGCGTGTGTTATAAGGCTTTTCCTTGTTCTTGTTTTTCTCACCAAGGAAATTGTAGGATATGGTTTGGTAAACCTCCGTAGAGATTGTCCTTATCTCATGCACAGATTCCTTTTGAGTGAACTTGGCCACATAATTGCCACCATTGTTGACCACTATGGAAAGCACGTTGTTGCATTGGGCAGCTTGCTCATGAAGGGTGTCAAGGTCAGTGCCAGAGAAAAAGGCATTCATCCTGTTATGTGAATGCAACAAGCCAACCTTGACATTGGATAGGGTATCCATGTGATTGGCCAGATAGGAGGCCACATCCTCATTAAGCTCATACTCAGTGTATACAGGACTGCCTATGTCTTGAAGACAGAAATCAATGACATGAATCTCAATGTCATCAAAAGAGGCAGTGAGACTGGTTTCCCCATGAAGGTAATTTATCCTGTAAAAGGCTGCGCCACTCCATTCCCTGTCAGGGAATACTTGGCAAGCAGTCCTAATCTTTGACTCACAATGCCTTGAAAAGCATACTTTTAACCTTGTATGCCCTTGAGAGCATACAATCCTTGAATTGTTCATTGTTTGCATAAATACCATTAATTAAATCCAACAATAACCCATAGAGGGAGGTAATTATAGTCAAGTCGAGTACCATTACTGATGAATACTTGACGTTATTGGCATCTTTTCTCACTGTCAACTTAGGCATGCCTTCCTTGAACTTCCAGAAGGCAAACGCACTGCCTAATGTATGACGGAAGTTATGAGGCATGAGATAATAAATGCCATCAAGACATAAAACCTGCTTAAAGACCTTGAAGGGTGTTGTTCCCTTATTGAACTTTGGAAAAGACCTTGCCACCATCGTGACCCTATGGATAAACTCAGAATCAGAGCAATCAAGCTGCCAATTGAAGCCATCATAATAGAAGGTATCAAGCCTGAGGCCAAGGTAATAATCGAAAAACTCCTTGATTGAATCATATTGTTTTTGCGTAAAGCCCATGCCTTTTAGGTGACATCCTGTTGACTGTATGGTTATGGGAAGGGTATTGGCACTCTTGTTCTTTATGTCCATGAATGATATATAAGGCACACCCTCGTTGCTTTCCACCCTAATCATCCTATCAGCTTCTATTATGAATGACTGAATCATGATGGAGAAGTCACTATTGGCATCGTCCTTCTTAATATTAGATATAATCCTGTTTATGGGAGTGCCAAGATTTCCCGTGCAAAATTTTGAGAAGCTGGTGAACTCACGCTTAGGCACATGGGAATGTATATACCCTGAATTGACCTCATCCTGAGTGAATGAAGTCCTTGCAAGGCTAATGACCATGGATGGGAAAGAGGCTTTGACATAAACATCGGTTATGGTATACTGATTGCCACTATCATTGGTAAGGGTGATTTTTGGGTAATACACTATTACATTCATGGCATCTTCAGTGTAATGGCTAATGCTATCCAATGTATTCTTGCCTATTTCCTTCCCATTGGCCTTGTCCTCAATGGCCTGTCGAAGAGAGGCATTCATCTGAATGTCTATCCTGTCATCAGGATAATAATCATGATATACATTGTTTATGGTGTAATATTGGTCAAGTGTCATCAGTACAAATACTTATAATTAAATAAAAAGGGCATGCCTCCCCGAAGGAAAGCACGCCCTATCAAAATACACACATCAACCACATCAATCAAATGCCATCACTTGCTCATATTGGCAATATCCTGTACGGAATATGGGTTAGGGAATACCTTGTCAATGATGCTGTTGAGCTTAACCGCGTCAACAGTGTCACCCAAGGAACTTACAAGGGTCTTCCACAAGTCTTTCTCAGTGTAGTTTTCATCCTCCTGCATATGAGTGGCAGTCTGCACATGAGTGGTATTGGAGGTGGAAGAAGTCTCAGAAGAGACATGGGAAGAAAGGAAATTGTTGAGGGCATCAGTGGAAACCTGCGTAAAATTCCTTCCACCGAAAAATCTCTTTACCTCCTCTTGAAGGTCATGGGATTTGACAAACATATAACATTCCTTTCTGGAATAGGTACCATTCTTTGTCTTGTTTTGTGCAGGTGACACAAAGAACACATAACCACGCTCCCTCCTGTCCTCAGGAAGCTGGGGAAGAGAGGCACGGTCATTGTCAAGGTCAGTATGGGTGACACCCTCGAATATACGGCCATCAGTGATGTCCAGGAAATGCTTTAACGTGGCTACATCATTGATGTTGTCATTGAGTTCCACGGTTCTTGTAGTGTTCTCCACGTTGTTTACTACTGTTGCTTTCATGATTAAAACGTTTTAATGAATTGGTTGAATATTGTTAGTTAACTAAAATAGCGTTTGAGTTGAATGAATTGTTCCTTGCCATACTTATGGAAGAAGTCGCTATAATCCTTGCAATCCTTAAGGTCAGGAACAACATTGATGAATCCTGTTTCCTGGCATAGTTTCCTGCCATCCGCAATGCCAGGAGGGTCAACATCAAAGGAGACATAGATTTTATTGTATCTTTCCTTTAAGCTATTGATGGCAGTACTGGACATGCCATAACCCTCACCTTGTGGACAAATGGCAGGTATATGCAGTTGACAGGACACACAAAGGGCATCCTTGAGGGAAGAGCAAATGACTATCTTGTCGCCCTCCTGAGGAACCTTAGTCCATAGCCCAATGACAGAGGAATCCATCTTTGAACACCATTTATAGCCATTCTTGTTGAAAGGCTGGTACACCTTGAGTTGCAAGTTGCCTTCCTTTCTCTCCACAAAGCAATAGGCATACTTGTCAGCAGGAAAGACATATTTTCGCTTCTTGCCATTACCTGTTTCCTTAATTATTATCTTATATGATATGGGATAAACCTCAGCATAATGAAGCCATTTTTTCTCAATACCATAAGAGGCCCAGTACTCATAGTCATAGTCATGCCATGGTCTCACCACCACTTGAAGGTCAGAGGAACATCTCATGGACTTATGGGTAAGGGTCTTTATGGGAGATTTCCTTACTCTCACATTGCCATCCAACTGACAATGATTGCTGATTCTCTCCAACGCCTTGTTGATGGAACAATTCCATAACTTGCAGCAAAGGTCAAGGAGAGACCCCCTTTCATTGGAAGCGAAGTCCTTGAACCTTATATGCCCCTCCTGAGAGACATACAGGCTGAAAGAGGGTTTCTCATCCCTCCTGAATGGTGAATTGATAAGGCAAGGCAATGACTTGATGCCAGGAAGAGCCATTTGAAGTATGGTCTCCTCACTGACATAAGCCATTATATCAGCCTTTGATATACTGAAAGATGTCTTGCCTACAATCATGTCCCTAAATTATCATGCCCAAGGGTTATCGTCAGAAGACTCCCCACCCAGAGGGTCATTGTCCTTTGGGGTAGAGAGGTCAGTGGCCTTCACATCATACTCCTGAAGGTCTTGAACCTTGAATATGGAGGATGAATAAGCACCATTGTCCATATCCTGCTTAAGGGTTTTCTCCAATTTCGCAATACTTCTCTCCCCAGCTGAATTGCGGAGGAAGAGACCATCCCTGGAAGCTACTTCCTGGAACTGTCCATTGTCAGTATTACGGATACCATAGAGGAGCTTCACCTTATTGTTTGGCTGGAGCTTGAGGGCATCCTTAAGCTCAGAGAAGTCGCCATTGAAATAATCCTTGATATGCTCAAGGCCAAACACGCAATCACTGGCATTGTCCTTGAGAACCCAAGAGCCATTGATATAATTGAATGCATCCTCCACACAGAGATACTCTTTGAGGAAAGACACAAGGTTGGCCTCACCAACACAAGCCATGCGATACTTGGAGGCAATCTTAAGCTCCTTGCCATTGGCAGACAGGAGTTTCTTTCCGGCCTTGGCATCCTCAGTGTTGGCCCAAGTGAAGTTTCCATAATTGTCAATCACCTGCACCTTTGTCTCATCCCTGTTATATGCAGGAGCATTGCGAAGGATGAAGGTAATACGAGACTTGAGGTCAATACCATTGCACTGTTCAGGGTCTGTCTCCACAATGAAGTTGATAATGGCCATCTTGCCCTTCTCATCATCCTTGACATAGACAGGCTCACTTTTTGACTCAAAGCCCATGAAGGCATCAAGGGACTTCTTGTCAGGGTTGACCATCTTGACAAATGAGGAGCCAATGCCTACATACTTCTTGATAACAGTAGCCTCTGTTGATACTGAAGTCTTGCCAATAGTGAGAAAACAATAATTCTTTTCCATAGTGATTAAAACGAATTTTGATTGATTAAAAAATGATTAATGTAATGAATGAAAGTTGCCTTATAGGTAGACTATCATAGACTAAGATAGACTATGATAGACTAAGATAGACCATAATAGGACATTAAGGCAAATAATTTGCTTAGTTGTCGCTATCAAGCGTTGATTCCTCTGGGTTGTCATGAACCTCTTCATTGATGCTTTCTTTTGGACCAGCATCAGGAGTTGAGATGACAAACTGCTTGCTCTCCTTGTCATAGGAGACAATATCCGTTGGGACATACTTAGTGGTCTTCACCTCCTTGCCATTCTTGTCAGTGCCACTCTCAATGACCTTCTTCACGAGGTCTTGGACTCTAAAGCCAATGATTGACACAATGCCAGCCTCAAGGGTTGACACCTGTGAGTCAAGGGCATCATACTCCTTCTTGAGAGCCACCATCTTGGCATTTACCTTATCCCTCTTGACAATGAGGGGATTAACTGCTTGAGCCACTCTCTTGACTGACATGAACTGGTCATAAGAAATTCTTGTTTCCATTGTGTTTAATGATTAAAATTGTTGATATGATTAAATGTTGATAATTGGTGGATGCTACTTGTCCATTTTGTAATATTGTCTTATTGTATTATCCACAAGTTTAAGACTATTAGGTATCTCAAAGTCCTTGAACATCCCCATGGGAGTCTTGGCAGATGAATGGTTGGCCTTGGTTTGAAACCAATATTTATTGTCACCATCATCACCATACTCCACTCTTGTCATGAGGACAATGGGATAAAATCCTTCTGGTTGGGTCTTGGTGAGCTTCTTTCCCACCACAGAGAACACAAGTTTCTCTGTTCCATCTTGCTGGGTTTGAAGCATAGTATGTCCCATGATATACACTATTTGGTCAGGACGGAGGACAGTGTTGCAAAGCATATTAAGCTCTATGACATCATTGGCGATGTCCCGCCATTGTTGTTTTGTTAACATTATATCATTTAAATATAATTTCTTATAATTACTTATAAGCACGGACTATATCTTCTCCAGTTTTAGATATTCAATCTATCTGGTGAGGGGTACTCGTGTCTCTATTATATTCCATTTCTGGTTTCAAGAATTAGTCTCTGAACCTTCTATAGTTGTTAAGCCATAGCTCGGCTGCTGATTGTCCTCTGTTAAAGGATGTTCCAGCAATTCTCCCCTTTTTACTTCGACCAATGGTTCCTCAAATTTCCATTTATAACCGTAAGCAGTATAGTATCTTGGTTTGTGAAGACAACATTTACTAACAGATTGATGTACATTTTTACCAAAATACACATCAACATCTCTCAATGCTTCAAATCTTTTCAATACTTTATCTGTATCTTTGTCTATCATAAGGACAGCTTTTGCATGACTATAATGTGAATTGTACTTATTATCACACCATTCAAGATTTACCACATTGTTGTTGGTTTTGTCTTCATCTTTATGATTTACTTGAGGAAAATTATGTGGATTTGGAATATAACATAGGGCAACAGCTCTATGCACAGATAAGTGATATTGTTTATAATTATTATTTAAAGTTACAAACAAATAACCTCTTGTATCTTTAGCTTGTTTAAGGATTTTGCCATTTAATCCTTTTATTTTCCCATTCTCAGATACCTTGTATCTTGTGTCTATAGGTAATTCTTTCCACATAATATTAACTTATTTAACAACACAAATAAGCTAAATCGAAGGACATTTTCTTCCTGTCATTAAATTCCTTCATGGCAAGATAGATGTTGACAGTATCAATAGAGACAGACTTTATGGTAGGAGTCTTGGCACAATACTCAATGGCTTTCTTGATACCATTGAAATCGGAAGGCTCAATGTAGTTCTTCTTTTCCTTGCACCACATTCCTCCTGGGAAAGGCAGTGTCTTCCTGTCAAGATTGATAATGAAATGAGATTCTGGACTCATGCCCTGATAGTTGTCAAGGTCAAACTTTCCATCAGGATTAATGATGGTTGATGTAGTCTTTCCATCGCCTGATGAACCTAAAATTGCGACAATAACTGCCATTTTACTTTGATTTTTTGTTGTTGATAATGAATGATAAGGGCAAAGTTACCCAAAGGATGCCAAAGGGCAACCGTGCCTAAAAAGTCTCTAAAAAGATTGAAATGAATTATTTAAGAGTGCTATTCATGTTCCTTTGGACAAGCTGATAAACCTTGTAAAGGTTATCGAGGTCATCATGCTTGGGCAGAGGATAAAAATAGTTTACGGCACCATCAAAATAGAGAGCCAACATACTGTTGCTTTCACCTTCACGATTTAATACCACCTCAAGGAATCTGGCATACCCTTTCAGCTTGGAAATGTCATAACCCATGTACTTGGGAAAGCCATAATTGAAAGGATTGGTAATGCCCAACATCATGGTGCAAGCCTTGCCAGTGTCCTTGGTATCGGCAAGGCCATTCTGGGTAGGTGAAATTCTGTTTGTCTTTACGGCATCAAGGGATATGCTGTCACTATTTTGCTGCTGAAGAAGCACTGGAATATAGTTGTACCTATTTCTGAAGACCATGCAATACTCAGTGAGCTTGTCAATGGATTCCTTCTTTGTCATTCCACGTTCCTGGTCTATCAGCCCTACATGGTCAACAATTATCTCCACATACTCATCAGGGTCTTTTGGCTCGTAATAGTCAAAGACCTCTTTCTCTTGCTTGACACCTGTTTCCTTGTTCTCTATGGTTATCACCTTCTTATGAATAGTGCCAGATTCCTCGGCATAATGCTTCACTGTTTTCCAACACGTACCACTATAGTTTTCACTACCATATTAATGTTTGTGGTCTGGACTATTTCTTTAACCTCTCAATAAGGTTACACCTGCATTTAGTCTCTGGGGCTGAATCTATTATTAATTTCACAATATATAATAGCCTATGCCTCCTCAAGTTGGCATACCAATTTCTTGGGTTAGCTTTCAAGGATATTCAAGTGTTATTCGATATACATTGCTGTATAAAGTGGCCTAAAAATGGTAGGGTAAAGACTTTATCATTAGTGATAATATATAGTAAATCTGATTCCATGATACGTTTATATATAGACTTAAATGTAATACCTTTCCCTTTATGAGGCTTACTTTTTATATAGTAATTTTCACCTCTTTTATATGTATTACCTTCTAAATCACATATAGGACATTTATTATTAAAAGTTGTTGTTTTATATAGTAAAATTACATCCTTCATAGTCTTATCTACTTCCATAATGATACATTTATTTTTAACGGAACAACATATTCCACCATATTTTCTTAACATGGTATTGAAAGTGTGGTAACTTATATCCATTTTATGAGATAGTTCTTCCATTGTTATTTCAGAAAACAACAGGATTCCATCCTTATCATAGATATTGTATTTTTTACCTATGCCTTTCCTTGGATTAATGTATCCCTTTTCCGTGTATAATTTTTTAGTAGTTTCTGATATTTTACTCCTTACCTCTTCTGACATTTCGTCTACTGGACAAGGAAAAGTACCAGAATTAAAATCAGGATGTAATTCTTCTATATAATAATACTCTAATAACCTCAGCAATGTTTCATTGTATTCATCCATTCTATGTAAGATACTAAAATTAATAGATTTTTCCCCATATTTATTATAGCATCTTTGCAAATAGATAGAATGATGATTACCAAGCCTTAAATCAGATAAGTGGTGCAACCACCTACTACATATATCTTTAGAGGAGCCTATGTAAAATTTATTATTACCTGTACATGTAATTTTGTAAATCCCACAAACTAATTCCTTTCTTTGCATAATAGTTAATTTTTTAATTACTATTCGCAAAAATAATGGGTTTGTATTACATATAAAGTGACTCAACTAAAGCCCTTAAAGTCTTTATAGCCTTCATTTAGCTAACCAGTTGGATTTCTCTCAGTGATGAAGAGTACATGAGACTCAAAGAAGTCGAGGATAGAGCGATACTCAATGCCATTGAGAAGCTCAAGTATCTTTTCATCCACTACATTCTCCCTGTCAATGGATGTAAGCTGAAGAGGTGAAATCCTTATTTTCCTGTCAGACAAGACGTAGAGAAGATAACACATGAACCTTTGTATTATCTTCTCAGGAGTCTCCTCCAATGGAAAATAGAATATCTTTAACCTCAGGACATCAGGATTGTTGTAGGCAAAGAGAATGGGGGCATATAGAAAGAGGTAATTGGTGATTTGCGTCTTGGCAGACTTACTTGCCCCACTGATGAGATAGAACTTGCCTTGCTCAACACCAGGGAAGTCTGTCTTGAACCTTGGGAAGGGGGAAGGAATGCAATTTATGCCTCCCTCAAGTACCTTTTTCCTTCTCTCCTCAAGGTTATTCAGTACCCTTTGTATCAGTTCCATTTATCAATGCATTAAGATGATTCTTCTCCCTTTTGACAAGATTTGCATACTTGTAATAGTCAGCCATGTATCCATCTTCCTCAAACCTGTCAGGGAACAGAGGTGCCTTCTTGCCATATACATAAGCATTATAAACCTTGACATACTCAAAGGCAAGGTTCTTCATGAACTTATAGAGCTTGATTTTAGCCCTTGCCTCGGCTATCCTGTAACCAATAACCTTGTCGAAGGAATCATTGGGACTCTTCTTGGCAATGCCCTCGGCCCAAACAATGTTATTAGGCATCTCTTTGACAAAGGTAGACTTGTTTAAGGCACTATAATAGACCTTGAAGTCAAGAAACGCATCATAATTCAATTTCCCACTTAAAGTTACCTTGGTGAGGGTATTGTTGAATACCTGTGTCTTAATAGGTTCAACATCTTTTCCTGTCTTGAAACTTAATTTCAGCATAATCGTTTAGTTTTAATTAGTTAATTACGTGTGTTCATAAGCCACTCATCAGAGGCTGTGACCACATTGTCGTCCTCTTTGTTCTCAAGATAATCAGCCAAGGGTGAACATTCTGACACATGACCTGCGCCATCCTCACCAATAATGGTCTTGTTTTTCATTATGAAGTACTTGATGAGAGGCAGGAACTTGTAGTTGCCATTGAAGGAGGCAACAAACCTCTTGGTGGCATCAATGATGTCCTCATCCTTGTAGTTGCCATACTGTGCGAAGAACTTCTTGAGCTTGAGGATAATCTCACGCTTGTTGCACCTGTAATAATAAGGAGTGCCAGGCATCTTGCCCTCTGGAAAGCATTGCTTCATCTTATCAGCTAATATGCCTAATCTTTCCTCATCATCTATGGCACCAGCAGAATCAACAAGGATAGTTTCAATCACCTTATCCCAGTGCTGGGCAATGGTGAGTTTGCCTTCATGAGAGGCAAGTACCTGTTTGCCAATCATGTTATCAATGATAGCTTGAGGATTATCGGAAGACCTAATGACAATGGCCATTAACACTTCCTGAAGGGATAGCTTGTTTTTCAAGCATATCTTGTCGTCAATCACTATTTTCATGTTTGTCTCCTATTTGTTTTTCATTGTTTCTATTGTTTTCTATCATGGTCATGAACATTGAAGTGAATCCCCTGTCATCATTGTCATCCTTAGGCTTATGGGTCTTGAGGATGAAATACTTGAGCAATTGCATGTACTTCTTGCTTTCCTTGAAACAATCAAGGTATTTCTTGGTGGCATCCAGTGCCTCTTGCTCCGTGAAATTGAAGTCATACTTACAGAAAAGGAGCATGAGGTTGAAGGCCACATCATCAACATCAGACTTCCAAGGATATGAGGTGCCCTCCTTGCAGCCATCAGGGAATAGGTCTCGCATCTTCTTGGCAAGGTCATAAAAGTGGATGCCACTTGACATGACCTTAGGACTGGAAGACACCAATATCCTTGATACCTGTTTCCTTGTATTGTCTGAAAATGTGAGTTTACCTATTTCAAATAAATTAGGTGCAAGGAGATGGGAAAGTTTCAGTTTATTGAGGGTCTTCTTGTAATTGAAGTCATGGAAAGCCATTAGGAGCATGAGGAACTCATCCAAGCCAATGCCTTCCTTTTTAAGAATGTCTGTATCTATTGTTATTCTCATTTTTTTATTGATTACGAGTCTAAATTTATATTTAGCCTTACCTTTTCACAAATCATCCATGAGCACTGGTCTATATCATGCCCATAATGCTTCAACAAGTCCTCGGGATTATCCATATCTGGAACATTTCCATAGATATTTACGCTACTGTCACTATAATCAAGGACTACTAATGTTTCTTTAATACTCTTGTCTTTCATTTTTTATCCATATAATACTGAACATAATCCACCAAAAGAACATTGTCATTGGATTGGATAATATCATTAAGGGTTTCTGGTACAGGCTTATGCTTGGTAAACCACTTAGTGCCTAAGATATATTCATACCAAGGAGCGGATACACTGGCATGATACTCATAAGGCACAGTCTTTGAAGCACCATAATCCTTCCATTCCCAATAGATGATGATGGAATCAAAGGGATGGTCTTCATCCAACTGCAAAGACTTAATGAATGAAAGAAACCTTGCCTTATATTCATCTGCATTCTTTGGTTTCTTCCTGACATCAAGGATGAACCTGAAATGGCATTCCTTCTTATAAGCGAAGAAGAGTATAAACTCTCTCCATATATTAAACAGTCCTAAGTCTGCCTTATTGTGGCATAGGTGCCATTCATCGTTGATTATCCTCAGCCTAATGTCAAAGTATCTTACGCCAAGTTTGCTTATATATGTCAAGGCTTTGACACTTTGTCCAAGGCTTGAGGAGCTTTTTCCAACCCTTGATTGGAAGATAGCTCATGGTGTTGTGACTTCCTAACATGATAGTATGTCTTAATTATTACGCACGAAAAAAGCACAACCCTGAAAGAGGATTGTGCCTATTGAACTTTGAAAAATAACCTTTATTATGGAGTAGTGCCTTCCATGCAAGAGTCACAGTCTGTCCCTGGATGGGCTTCCCAATAGAATGCCAGGGCCATGAATGAGCCAATAAACAAGAGAATCCCTGTCACTATTCCTATAAAGAACTGTTTAGTGCATAGCCATTTTAGTTTTTCCTTCATTTTCTCTTAGCCTTAATTGTTACTTCTGGTAATAGTATGTTGTATGGGTCATTGTATCTAAAGAACATGTTTTCAGTATGCCCATCGCTATTCTTGGTATACACTGAAAGGGGAATGTCTGTTTGGATATTGCCCAAGGTATTGCCTCCTTTGCTGTAAGTCAGTAGAGGCTCTCCCTTATGGACTTTATAATTCTTTCCCTTAAACTTAAAGTTACCATCCTTTTTGACAAAGCCTGTAATCATCATTGTGTGATAACTATCCTTGTGAGGAACCTTGGCAATGAGAAGATTGCCAGGAAGGGCATCAGCACTGTCTATCCTCGCATAATGATATTTGCTTGGATTGCCTATTATTGATGCTGCTGATTTTACTGGGATGCTTGGGTTTACCCATTGGGTAGCTGATAAGGTGCAATTGGATACTCCAGAGGGAAATCCACTAATAAAGTTGTCTTTTACCCATCTTAACGCATTAAGTCCCCATTCCTTAAAAGGACTAAATGGATTGTCCAAGGCATCAGAGTAGTTGGAATAAGGTTGGGGAGACCTTTTCCAGGCATCATTGAAAGTCCTTTGGAAGTTAATGGGCTTATACACAGGAGGTCTTTGGACATAAGTAGCGTCATTGACTTCCTTGTGTCCTCCATCTCCATACACTTGGCCCTTACTTGCCCTGTATATCCTTATCCAGCTTTGCCGTTGCTCTTTTGTAAGGTCTTCCCAACTCATTGTCATCATTTGTTTATTGCAAAGGTAATGATTATCCTATAAAATGAAGAGATAAACTTGCATTAAAACCTGTTGGACTATATAGACTTGGATAGACTATATAGATGAAATGGGATTAAGGCAGTAGTATTATAAATGAATAATCTGGTCACTCTTAAATACTTTACCAGAACTGGGGTCAGTTTCATATAATGCTTCTCCATTAAGATACATATTTTCCAATGAATTACTAAGGTAGTATACTTTTAGTGTCTTGGCAAGTTCCTTTGATATATTAATATATACACTGTGTGAAGATTGATAGCTATAATATAATAAGATATTGGATGTGGCATCATAGGTTATATCATGATTAGAAAGCTGAGCATCGTTAAAATTAATACATGATTGTAAATCATACACATTTGCCTTAAGTCTCCCACCTTTATTAGTGTAGCCATAATCAAGCACTATAGGTAAACTCATCTTGGCAAGTAACTCATTATTATAATAAGGCACATTTATGCCTTTCGATTTAGAGTTTACTGTGATGTCAAGATTATAAGGACTGTCTATTTTCGTACCTGTACTATAATAATTAATATTGATTCCAGGGTCTGTGTACAACACAACGCGTTTATATGTATATTTGTTTACCCATTCAGAAGTTTCCTTGAAGTCAGACTTCTGTGTAAGAAACTCACTCAATGAGGAGAAAGGCTTAAACGTAAGAAAATATTGTTGACTAGTAACTCCTTTTTTACTTCCCTCCATGTAGTAGTATACAAGGTTATTGCTTCCTTCATTACCCCCACTCAGTATCTCCACCTTTCCACTCTCACCAATGCCCTTGACGACAATCTTGCTGTCTTCCTCATTGAGCATAATCTCATGAGGGTTAAGCTCATTCTCATCACCTGTGACCAGGCGTCTTCCCTTGTAAATGTTATTCAAACTTTTTTTCATAGTAATCAATCATAAAATGTTTAACTTCTTGTATCTCATTCTTGTATTGAGTCTTGTTTTCACTTGACGGCAAGGCACACAAGTACTCAGCCATCTTATAGACTATTGCCTTGTCTGGCATAAGCTCTGGATGCAATACCTCCTCATGGAAGAAATGATAAGTGTCCATGACACAAAGAGTCTGGAACAACGTGTTCTTGAATTGGTCACAGGTATGGGTGAGGGAACTTGGGTTCTGATAATACAAATAAGTGCTCTCTGGAAGGACAACCCTCTTGTTGGCATACCATATTAGCCTTATGAGGGTAGGGGAATCCTCAACATATCTGCGGTCAGAGTAAGTGACCTTATCCCACAGTTTTCTTCTGACCAAGGAAGGATTGAGAAATCTGAGAACATCCTCTTTGAGCACAGCGTATTTACTCTCATTTTCCAAGATGAAAGTCTTGTCAGTCTTTCTCACTTCCCTGGAGCCATCACCCTCAATGACAGTGTATCCACTGGTAACAATGTCAGCGTCATGCTCAAGAGAAGCATTGACAAGGTTGCTGACATGGTTAGGCAATAGCTCGTCATCACTGTCACAGAAGCAAGTGTATTCTCCTGAGCTATTGGCTATTCCATCTCTCCGTGAGATGCCAGCACCAAGGTTTTCCTTATGCTTGATGATTTTCACCTTGCAATCACCATTTGCGATGCTTGTGGCTATTTGAAGGCTATCATCAGTGGAGCAGTCATCCACAAGAACCAACTCAATGTTCTTATATGTATTGCCAAGCACTGATTGCATGGCTCTCTTGAGTGTCTTGCCAGCGTTATAGCATGACATTATCACTGATACCTTGTTTTCTTCCATTTGAATTGAATTTTGACGCTAAGTTACTGAAAAGCAAGGGAAGACATGGTACGCTTAGTATTGTACTTATGTTTTCTCTTGCTTTCCCTTATGACTATGATTACTGTATGTGCATGATGGATATAAGCTGCCTGTTATAGCCCTCAAGCATCTTGGATACTATCTCTTCTTCCCTCGTATTGCGGAAATAAGGCATGTAGATAACAGGGTCTTGATGCCTGAGAAGCCTTCCAATCTTCTGTATCTGCATTCTCTCGGAAGAATTGAGAGCCATGAATATCCCACACTGGCAGTCTGTGAGATTTTGCCCCTCATCAAGCATGTTTACACAAGAGATGGCATTGACTTTCTTGCTGTTGAAAAGGGTAAGGTTGTCTATGCCTACCTTACTGTTGACACAAGGGAAGCCTAATTTTTCAGACTGCCCAATACTATTGCAGAAGACTATCTTCCTTGAAGGTATTGATGCCATGAGTTTCAGGATAGCCTCAACTTTTTGGTCAGACAGCCACTTAAGCCTCTCACCTGCCTTATGAAGCCATTGGTTTCTCATGGCAGGAATATGGTTTTTCCTCTTGTACCAATTAATAATGCCAGTAAGCTCATTGTAGTACTGTTGTTGGGTACATTCAATGATGTAATCACCTTTATAGTTCTTGTATGCCCACCTATTGACATAGGGCACTATAAGAGGCTTCTTTCCCTTGAGCTTCCTTGGAGAATAGAGATGCCTTGCTTCCTTATTGTCAAGGGTAAGAGGAATAAGCACTATCCTTGGGTCAGGAAGGACATCATTCTCAATGGCTTTCCTCGTGCTTATCCTTATCCATTCTGTATTATTGAAATGAGTATTGATGAAGTACCTTACATCCTTGGATATGGTGGCACTCAGGAAGAGGGAATGCTTGACGGTAAAACCACTGTTGATGACACCCCTGCATCTCTCGGAAAGGTGATGGCACTCATCAAAGCACACTATGTCCCATGAGCCAGCCATCTTAGGAAGGCTGACATAAGTGACAAAGGTGACATTGGAAAGCATATCCTCATAATGCCACTTCTTGAACTCCTCTATCCAGTTTTGGATAAGGACATTCCTTGGGATGACTATGAGTATCTTGGAATCTTGGGAATAGAGTTGGTTTATCTTGTCAAGTGCCAGCTTGGTCTTTCCCATTCCAGTGGATAGCTCAAGGACAATGCTGTTACTGTTGGAGTTGAGCAGCTTACTGCTTATTGTCTGTCTTAGTTGATTCTCCATTGCCTGATTTCCCTGGGATGTCCTTTTTCAATGCCTCCACGAAGATTTCAATTAGGAAAGAATTGTATGCCTTCATGAGTGCCTGTAAGATGCTGTCAGGGGACACTGAATTGTCATTCAGAGCCTTGACATAGGAAGTAACCGTGTTCTTGATGAACATGGATAATGTATCTACCGTTTTATTGTTATTTTCCATGATATTCACTAAATTAAAAAAATAAAGACAGGCAGCAAGAGACTTATGTTTTAATAAGTGAGACCTGCCTGTCATTAATGTCTACTTCATTATGCTAAACGGTTATTGTCATTATTATCGTGCATGAAGATGATTATTAATATCAGCATACACACATTAAGTAGATAGAAAGACTTTAGCATATCTTCTTGATTATATTCAAGAGCCTTTGCCAAATGCTGGCATTGGATTCCACTCCAACACCATTCTTCCTGTTCCTTGCCACATGGTGTGAGGAAGCAGTGAAGAAGCAATAGACCTCTGGTCTCTTGCTCAGCACTGAATACCAATGTGCGGATACAGCGGTGACACTTCTCCCAGTTTCCTCAGCCACTGCCATGAAACAGGCATTGAGGTTTTGAGGAAATGCGGTGATATGCCTTAACAATCTCTGGTCTTCCTCCTCTGTCCATCTCTTGCAGGTTTTCCTTGCTTTTGCTTGTTCTTCCATAATGTTGATAATTTGAGTTATGAATTAAATGAGTTCCTTTAACTTTTGGGTATATTCCTTATCCTCGGCATACCCAATCCTATTGAGGAAGGCGTAATAGTTTCCACCATTATACCTTGACTGTATGTGCTCCTTGTAGAACTTGATGGAGTTTCTCCAATGTGGGAAATGATGGTACTTGTCTCCCCTCATGAGACCAAAGAGATTGTTGTTCCTTTTACATACGTCAGATGTATAGTGTGCTGTCTCCAATTTGGCTTGGGCTAACACTATGTCTGGATGCTTGATGTCCTGCCTCTTGAGTTCTATCAGCACTGCACTGTCATTGGGATGCCTTGGCATGTCATAAGACATTCTTGACTTGGTGATACTGTCAGTGTCAATGTAGCAAGTATCATGGACAATGACATTATCATGCACTACATGACACCTGCTTTCAAGAGGGCACAGCATACCCAGTATGAAGCCTACGATAAGGGCTATCAGGCTATAGAAGCCCACTTGATAAAACAATTGCTTGTTCATGTTATATAATGTTTTGATTGATTATACTTAAAATAAACCCCTTTCCTGCCATCACGACAAGAAAGGAAAGATAAGTAACTCTTTACTTATTAAACTTAAATCATTTACATGGAACTTTTTTATTATTGCACAAAACCTGATTATTCAAAAAAAAATCCCTTATCTTGTTTCACAACAAGGTAAGGAATGCATGAATCAATAATCAATAATATATGAGAAAAGTGGTCTCTTGGGGAATCGAACCCTAAATAAAGGCTTAGGAAGCCCTTGCTCTATCCTGTTAAGCTAAGAGACCAAGAGACTATCCTGTTTTCACAAACAAGACAGCCTGAATATTAACATTATTCACACTCATTTCCCCTGCTACCATGAAACTTGTTTTCCCCATAGTTGTTGATTGCCTTGGGAATGCCAACAGATGTAATCAACCCTGCCACAGCCCCTATGATTTGGGCATATCCCTCAAGGGAGGATGAAATGGTATGGGAAGTAAGCACTTCCACTATGAGGCAAAAGCAAATGACCAATAGGACTATCATGGCCATGAAGACCACGGCCACCATAATCAAGGACAGTGAGGATACTCCTGTATTGCTCCTCACTGCCTTGTCAAGGTAATTCCTTATGTCATTAAGCCATTTCATAAGTGATTCAGGGGAGGCTCGAACTCCCAGCCTATGGTTTAGGAAACCATTGCTCTATCCTGTTGAGCTACTGAACCAAAAATATCCCAAGGTTCTCACGAATGTTGGGATATGTTGCCATAATGTTTTTGGCGATTCAACATTATCACATTATGCTTTACGTATGAACAAATGCAAAGTTAAATATTATGTTTCATGCAAGAAACAAGCTAAGTAAAACAGTAAGGACTGTATACTTGTCTTGTGAGATAGTATATGCCCTCGCTGCCATCAATGTTGTTGGGAGCTTTTTCCTTGAAGCACTCCCATTAAGTAGGCTTATCTCCTATTCTTCTTGACAAAGGTATCATAAGATGGGAAGAACTCAAGCCAAACGCTATTATCTGGATAGTGGTGACAAGTGGCCACCCTGATTGAATTTGTCATAATTCTGATTGCTCTTTAAGATAATTGTTTATGATATTCCTGATAGGGGTGTCAAGGTTCCTATGAAAAGCCAAGAAGCACTTGTGTTGCTTCTTAAGCTCTTCCTTTATGTCATGTATTGCCCAACTCCTCACATCCATGGCTTAATTGATTAATGTGTCCCTGCCACTTCTTGTGGATATGTAAGTGACATTACTCTGGTTATTGACTCTTTGATACTCTGTGCTTCCAAAGAGGCACATCTCATAGCCATCCCTAATACTCATGGTAATTGATTTTTAATGTTTAACTCTTCCCTGTATTCCCTATCAGCCTTCCTTATGGCAACATGAATCCATAATCCTGTCCCTACAAAGAAGAGCAGGAAGGAAAATAAGTTATGCCAAACGTAGGCACTGAGAAATGTAAGAATGCAAAGTGCCCAAAAGAAGACTATACTGGAGATGATGAACAGTTTTTCAGTCATGTTTTTCATGATTCTAAGTTTATGTTAAGTTAAAAAGGCAAGATGGTTATCCTGCCTTATGTCAATGCCATTTGGGGTAATAGAAAAACTTTCCATTATGTTGTAATAGGACAGTCATGAAGTTAGGATGATTCCTTATAGCTCCCCAAATGGAATCCCTGCTTCTAAGCACTGGTGAATCACCATATCTATTATAGATATAGTTGGCCATTGCCTCATAGTCCTTGTCACCTGTAAGGTAGATGACGGATGGTTTCTTCTCAAATAGTATTCTCATGATTCATGCAATTGATGGTTGTTAGAGCCAGCCCATGTAGACTAAGTAGTCATGGCTTCTCTCAATGCTTCTGATGGTCTCAATGTTGTATTTCTCAAGGCCATAAGAACGAATGAACTCTTGTTCTTCCACAGGAAGTTTTGCTATTTCATGTTTACTCATATGGCTTCTTGGAAATCTGATTCATGTTGTTCCATGGAAGAATCAATCATTGATGCAATGGCATCTTCATAAGTCTCTTCCAAATCTTTGCCATAAAGTCTGATAACTTCCTGAAAAGAAGTATTCATTAGCTTATGCTTTTCAGCAAAAGCCAAGATGTCATCCAAGTACTGTTTATTCATGGTAATAAATAAAAGATAGGTGTTTTTACAGCATTTGTAAATCTACAGATGCCCAATACAATAAGGATTAAGACCAGTTTACAGTGCTAAAATCCAATGAAGAAATTACACAAAACAGAGCTATGAAAGCCCTGTTCTGTGTAGTACTGCCTGATTATAGGCAGTAAGGAGTGTTATGAATTTATAATCCAAGGTCAACGTCTTGCCAAGAAGATTCTCCCTTACGACAAAGGGAGTACATTTCATTACCCTCCTTAGTAAGGCACTTAACTACCTGTAAATCAGACTTCTGTTCACTTATTTCCCTGGGTGAAAGTTCCCCAAGATTTCTTGAGAAAGAGACAAAGCAGAGGTTCCCATCACTGGGATTCTCAAATACACAGGACTTCCATGTGCGTGTATTACCCTGGTCATCTGTCTTTGAAAGGGATGCCACCTTCATCTTTCCATGAGATTTGGCAAATGCGAGAAGTGACCAACTGTTGAGAATGTTTGATGTGTTAGACATGATAATAAATGTTTAGTGGCTGCAATACATGATGATACCATAGAGACAGCCAAACCCTATGATATATGGTTAATGATGTCAGCAAAATCTTTTTCTTCTGACAAATAAAGGAAGGGTGATGTGTCCATTCGAGACATTATAAAAGAATGAAAAAGATATATATGTGTGGTGTCCTCCCTTGACATATATATAATAATGTGTAACCTATATATAATAATGTGTATCTAAGAGCCTTATTCTCAGTATATGTTTTATTTTTCCTAAGTGGCTTCTTTATGTTCAGGGGCAATATATATGTTATATGTACCTTTGCCATTGTAACCAGTAGCGAGGTTACATGCCCCATGGATACTGTAATGCCATGACCATCCTATTAAGGCTTAATTGCATATAGAGGATTAGACGTCGGGTTGTAAGAGACACTTTGTAACATAGTCTCTGAGATATAGCTGAGGTTAACCCCGATAGGGCAAAAATATCTTTTCATATAAGTATAAGTGCTCCACCTTATTACAGTGGGATAAAAAATTGCATTCCGGGTTGAGGGAAAAGGAGTATCTGAGAGAAAGACTCAGGCATTTTATGGGATAAGAACCCATCAATGTGACAGGGAAATTGTAGTGATAAAGCCCATGATAGATAGGACTCTTCTATTAATGGCATACTGACCGCCTTATATGAAATTGAAAAGATAATAACCTCCTCACTGGACAAGTAGTCGAAAGAAAACTGTGAGCAGGCGCCTATGGGAACCTACTGTACCTATTTAATATTTGATTTGTTTTTATAAGTTATTTTTCAGTGAAAGGTTTAGCGATAATGGTCAATGATGAACTAATTTAATAGAAAACAATTTAATATTTACAGTTTAAATAATAACAATTCAAACATTGACCGCCCAAGCCTATTACCCTATTGCTTAATGCTAATCCTCTCATTTGAAAAGAAAAAGCAAGGTCTCCTTGGAGAAGCCTTGCCTTTTTTTTTTGATTAGTGTTTTCCTGCTTAAAACCCTTTGCAGTGCTCAAGGTATTCATCCCTTGTTATGGTTATCTCTTTCCCAAATACCTTTATGGTTTTATATTTGGGAACATAGCCAATGGAAGGTGTTGTTACTGCCGTGAAGGAGAAGTCCTTATGCTTTTCCTTCAACATATTTTGATGTGCCCTTTTACTTGCAATGTAATTGTCAGAGCTGCAAATGGCATTGGTGTTTATCCTTTTTCTCATGGTGATTAGATTAAAAAGGAAAGGCAGTGTTTCCACCGCCTTTCCCTGTTTCTGTTAGAAGCCCAGATTAACTGCTTCCGCGTGAGAGTCCACACCCTTATTGCAGAGGCTGAAGAAAGTCTTGCCCTCAGAGTCTTCAAGTTTTAAGACTTGGAGGTCTTGGGCTCTGTCTCTCAGAATCTGTGTAATTTCCTGGACAGTTTTGTCCTTGGTCTCTCCAAATACTTTTCTTGCCAAACTCACGAAAGTTCCAATACCCTCTCTTGTGAGTTTAAGGCATTTGAACTCCCTGCCTTGCTTGTCCTTGTAGCTTCCAATCTCCCTGCCTTTGGTGATGTCATCATCAGCATGATTCTTTACGAAGGCCATGAAGCTGTAGTTGGCTACGATTTCATAGTTTGACTGGCTGTTTGTTGTATCTGCCATGGTTTTGGACCTGCCTCTAATTACAGGTGACGCACTGTTGGATTAAACATGAAAGCACTCTTACACAGTGGGGTAAGAATGCTTTTTTATTGCTGGATTTCCCCTCTTGAGCTTTTTGCCTTGGGGGTATAACCCAATCTATCCAACAGGGTAGGGGTGGTGTGTGGATTATCCCCCCTCTTTATACATATTATCACCTTTTAATATGTCATCTTCCATATTCGCTCCTATTATCTTTGCTTCTTCTACACATCTATCTATTTTTATTCTTTTGCCTTCTTTCATATCTATAAATGTTAAAACTGAATTGGACATTAAATTTTTCCTTAATCATTACAATAACTTTGTCCTATTTATTATACCTTTGCAAATGAGTAAAAATAGCAGATATGGACGTGTTTCCATGTAATGTTTAGAACTCTATGCTGCTTGTTAAAAGGCAAAGGTTAAGTAATGAGAACCAGAATCTTTAAGGCTTGCAGTATAACTTTGGTGGAAAAAGGCGTTTATCACGCTTTATTTGAGATGTACTTTAATCTCGCAAGTTAAATACCAATGTCTTGAATAAAGTCAGCGATAGATGCCCCTTAGTATGATTGTGTAGTAGTTGCAAATAATGTAACTGCTTATTATCATATCTACGTGGGGCTTCTATGCTGTCTGTTCAACATTGGAGGCTTTGCGAGAGCCTAAGTACATGGGACAGGCATATAGTTGCCCCATGTTTTATATCTCCTATTTAGTGTGGTTGCCATAATAGAATATCGTATGGACGAGAATACTGTTAAGGACATTCAGCAAGGAGCGAAGATAATTGTTCCCATAGAGAAGTATGACTTGGCTAAAGATACCAGGCTTTTAATTCCATTTGTCTATGGAGAAAAGGTTGGCTTCTTTAATCAAGACCTTGATGTTGTAATATCTCCAGAATACATTACTTATCACGGAGAATGTTATAGCAAAGATGACTGTATAATGACTGTAAAGAGGATTCCTTGCTATTTAGGTTATAGAAACATCTTTTTCTATGGTATAATAGATTGTCAGGGAAAAGAAATT